AGCATCATCTAGGTTTCGACGAATTGGCGCGCTAGCTTCAAATCCATATACGTTTTCCTGCACTGCTACTCCAAGATTTCTTGTTTGTTGATTTATATCTGTTTGTTGATCTATTTTATTAATAAAATTTTTAAATACATTTTCTGGATTTTGTATTTTATTAAGTGTTCGATCTCTAACATATTGTTCAATTTCAAGTTGCTTTTCTTTTGACAGTCTCTTCATGTCATTCGCGAGTCCTTTTGCTATATTCTCAACGCCTTCTTGAATCTTTGATTTTAATTTACCTTTAGAATTTTCAAGTTCAATTGGAGGAGCCGGCGAAATTTTATCATCATTATATGTTGTATTAACAATACCATTTAATGCTCGAGCTTCAACTCTATTTACGATATCATATTTAATACCAATTTCGTTGCCAACTGGTGCATCTGGGTTCTTTGATAGATCCGCAAATGGCGTAGTACCGCCTTGAATATCAAACTCACAAGAACCTAATGAAACCATAAGGTAAGGTTTATTCTCCTCTCCGGTTAATGGCGCAACTGGCTTAGCACCAGCTATTAAAGAAACCCCACCTTCATCATAATTTCTAACAGCTCTAATTTCAGTAACATATACATACATTCTGAATTGTCTTAAATTCTTAGGTAAGATCCATCCCCACTTATTTTCGTCAAATGCAGCTCTACGATATAGTTGCATTAAACCAGTAATTGCTAAGTTAATAGATTCTAAAGTTGAAATGGTCAAAACTGCTTCGTCTCCACCTCTAAAAGGATTCCCAGTGTCATACTTTAGAATTCTATCTAATCCACCTAAACCTTGCCAATACCAAGGTGCTCTATTATTAATAGTCTTAAGTGCTTGTATAAAGTTCTGTAGATCTTCTTTACGTTCTTCGTAGAACTTACCGCCACCTTGGCTAATTAATTTATCATAATATGCAGTAGCTCCACCTGCGAGTAAGGGTGAATTGACCTTATCTGTAAAGTCAAACATTAAGACAAACGACAAATAGGTTGGATCCTGATATGGCAGGGTAGCCAACTTGCCTTTTCTAAAATCTGCTGTATTTCCAAAATCTGACATATATTATTTATCCAATATTATTTAGACGGCTTGGCCATTCTCTTCGATAAAGAGTCAGAGTTTGAGCAATTTTACCCGTATTCTTTTTATATGTATATTTAATACCTCCAACCACATAGAACCCGCTTAAAAAATCATCGATTGTAACAGACGTGCTAGGGCCATTATCATTTGAAGTTTCAGTAGCCTCAAATCCTTTGTCCTCTTTCTTACTCTTTAATTGATTATCTGCTTGAATTCTTTTTTGAGTTTCATTGAAAATAAGAATTGGAAGCTTTTGATATCTATGTATTGCTGGATTAAATCCTTCTAATTGAACTTCTAAAATCATCTTTTGAAGTTCATCATTGTTTTGTTTATTATGAATCCTTGCAAAGTTATGGTTGATATGAGTATTGGAAGTAGCTGGGTCAACATCAATTCTACCCATGTACTTTGTTTTTACTTCCTGTTTATATCTCTCTTCATCTCTACGACCCTTTAATGGTTCTTCAATATCTTTTAAACTCTTTGAAGAAAGTGGCTCCTGATCAAAGCTAACCAGCTTCTCGTTTGAATCATTTTCAAAATATTGTAGAGTCTTTTTATATCCATTTAATTTTGCAAAGGCACCTGATCTATTAATTAAAGCATATTTTTCAATATGCGTATTTAAGCCTCTAGCATTAGAATGTGATGTTAAAACAAGAGCTCCTTCAGATTCATTAGCATCTTTATCAATACCTTTAACGTCTGTAACATTTTGAGAAAAGTTAACTTTAATAGTTTCAAAATCTTCTTCAGAATTAATTAGATGATTTATGTTAACATAGTTTAAATAGTAATATGGATCAATTGAAAATGTCTGAAAAGATTCATCATTAATATATGAGTGTTCAACCCTTTTTTGAATTGAATCCATAATTGAATCATTTGCAATAAGCATATTCATACTATCATCAGCCGCATCAATATTTGTTGCAAATCCTAAACCAAGATCTTGAGCAATAGATTGTAATTGATTTAATGAAGTATCTTTAGGATAACTTTTACAAACCTCTGCATATAGAGATGGCACCTTCATAGTTCCAGTAAATACAAATTTACTAGCAAGTCCGCTAGTTAATGTTGTTTGAGCTGGAGTTTGAACATCATCAATATCAAAGTCAATTCTTAAATCTTTATAAACATCCTTTTGTCGAGCAGCAATTCTTAAAGATAACACATCACCATCTCGCGGAAATGCATCAACACTAAAAAATGCTTGATTATCTACTAGAGAAACTTTAATAATTGGAATAGCTCCAGTTGAATCGATTTCCAATGTTTGAATGTCAGCATCGCCAAATGAATAACCATTGATAATCACTAATGGTTTTTCTGCCCCTAAACCATCACTAATATTTGATTTACCTTCTTCCTCTTTGAATGACTCGAAAGTATATTCGTCAAGTTTAATAGAAGGCTCAATAATCGTAAGTATGTGATTACTTAATGCCATTGTTAAATTGTAATTTTACCGTTACTAATATCTATATTCTTTTCACCTGGTTTTAAAACGTTAGGTGGTAAAGGTTGTGATGATCCATTTTTAAGTTGGGCAGCTTTTCTTTGTAAATATTCAACCCTAGCCGCGTCCTTTTTAGATAATCTTTTAGTGTCTATAAATTGACCTCTAATATTATCAATTTCTACTTCAATATCTGAAATTTCTTTTATTCTATCCCACTTCTTAAAATTAGTATCCATTGATGGGATTAAAATAATATCACCCTCATTGATAGAAAAAGGGTTAGAAATATTATTAAATTTTAGAATAAGATCTGATAAATTGTCGCCATTATAATATTTACGAGAAATCATATCAATCCTACCGATTTCGTCAATCGTGACAACGTGTCTAGCAATTAACTTTACTTGATCACCAAATAAAATATATGGCTCAGTCATTCTAAGCTTGCCATTTTTTATTTGTTTATTATCAATATTTCTAAAATCCATGATTAACCGTTTGCAATTTTTCTAAATGTATTTGTAAATTCATTGGCTTTACGATCCTTATTACCGTATGCGCTAACATCTAATGTATTGTTTACATCAACACCATCTTTAGGAGAAACATAGAACCTTCCTCTACCTGAGTTAAACATTGATTCAATTTCAGCCTTATCTCTTGGTCTACCTGGTTTTAATTTAATTGTAACAACCATTCTTTCTGGAAAATCTTCAGGTCCCATGTTGCCTTCAAATGCAACATCAGTCCCTGTACATGCTAAGTTACCTAATACCATAATTGGATTTAATGGATTACCAATTGTTACGTGCCATTGGCCGGTTGGATCTCCAGTTAATAATGAGTTAACCGCTTGTCCACCTGCTGGCGAATTAAACATTTCCATTAACGATCCACCCAACATACCACCTAAAGCTTTACCAGCATTACCAACAATATTTTTAAATTGATCCATAAGACCGCCGGATCCACCTCCTAAATCTGTAACAACTGATTTTAAGAAGCTTCCATAATCTCCATTACGAATATGCTCAAGATTGCCTAAAGGTCTAGTGACTGATCCATCACCAATATATCGAACTGAACCACCCCAGAACGGAGCATTATTTGAAGTTAAAACAAGAATATTTGCTAATTGATCCAGCATCAAAAGTTTTGGATTAGCTCCACCAAGTTCTCTTAATTCATATTCAAATTTAAGTGTAAATTCTTGTTCAAATGTCAAACCTTGATCCCTCATATAAACCTCTTTAATAACGTTTAATGGACCAAATACGTGGTTAGGATACGTATTACTAAATGAATCATAGCCAGAATTGGCTCTTTGGCTCTGTAAACTTACTGCGTCTCCACCTTGTGCAGCATTTGCAAAGTTTCTTAAGAAAGAATTGCTCTCAACAAGATTACCAAATGAACCTGCAGATTCTCCCTTCTTAGATTGAATCTCTTGAACCGCAGCTTCAGCATTCTTCCAATTAAAACCATGTGAAAACTTTAAAATATCGGTCATATTATTACCGCTTTGTTCGCCAAGCCAAGTAATTGCTCTGGCGAGATCAGGTTGAGGCGTTGTTTGACCATCAACCCCCTTCGGTGAAATAATATCATCAGGGCATGGGAATGCAAATCTACGAACCGTAATCATCATGTTATTTGGAATCTTACCAAAGAATCTAGTTAATGCAAAATCAGAATAATCATATCTATAACCGACGTTACCTTCTATTCCGCTAGTGATCTCAATGATTTGAGAAGCTGTTGGATTTTTAATAGCAGATGGTGATAGTTGATTATATGATTTAGATTCACCGCCGGTCTCTGGAAAGAGAGGAGTACCTTGATAATTAACTAAAGAATATTTGTTAAAAACTGAATATGGTCTTGGGCCTTGTGTAGTTGTCGCCTTTGAGCTACCTTCTGGTAATTTAAATTCTTCAGATTCTACAATCTGATTATAAAATATACTAGCGTCATCAGACACTGTAGTTTCTGTTAATTGTGGAGGGTTTGCAGATGCGTTTGCATCTATATCAATCTGAGCAAATGCAGTTAATTTATTACCTGTTCTATGTGCAGCCCAACCTTTTTCAAAAGAAGTTGTCACATTATCTGGTGAAGACCCTGAGAAATAGTTAACAGGATCATTTAAAAAGCTACCAAGCGCATCACCAGAGTCAACACCCTGGTCCGATATTTTTTTAACACCGTCGTCTAATGAACTACCCAATTCATCTAGATGAATATTGGAAGTAATTTGATTTAAAGAAAAAGTATCTAATCCCATTAATATATAGTAGCTGTTTTTATCCTACTATATATATTCGATTAATTTACATATTTAAATTATCGTAATCTGGCCCGTTAGGACGATATAAAAGTTTATCGAAATAGTCCTTTTGATTAGGAACTCTATCTCCTAAGAACTTTTTGATGTGTGCTTCAAAGACTCCTCGAGTTTCATAGTAATATTTGCCATCTTTATATACTTGGCGAGTTGACATCTCATATAGCTCCCGTAGATTCTTTTCAACTAAAAAGTCTTGAATGCTATTGTACAAATCCATCACTTGATTTAACGTTTTTGTACACATAACCGAATCAACCGTGATTAGATATGTTTCAGCATTTGCTTCTAAGTGTTCTTGTAATTCATTCTTTGTAGAGAATTGAGAGCGCTTAAATCTAAATTTAGTATTAGCACCATTAAAGTTTTTTTCAAAGTTTGTGTCAAAGAAATACCTTTTTAAGAATGATAGATCATCATAAAATCTAACAATTCTAATCTGATATTTAGGCATTTTTTCGTCAAACTTAACATCATAGATAATTGCGCGAACTGGAAATAACACATTCGTAAAAGAAGTGTTAGAGATTAGGGCGTGGATATATTCACCTTTACTAAATAATCTGTGTTTAATCATTGTCAATAAACTTAACGCAATCAAACTTATTAAGAATAACTCTAGATGGTGTTCTTTCCATCTTTAATACATTTAATGCAAGAGTATAGGATTCTTCAGTATTTGACTCGATTAACTCTCTAAAGTTAGAAACCGTGTCAGTCGATAAATTTTTGAATGTATATACGATGGTTGTTGGGGTCTGCTTCTCTTCAGAAAAAATAGATCTAACTGTGTTAATAATATGAAGAGCTATTATAGAATCGTTTGGTTCTGCCTTATACGGGTCCGCTTTGATTAATTTATTTTTAATATTTAAATAATCAATTATGACAAGGCTTGGATCCTCAATAGATTTAATAAATTTATTGAAGTCCCTTTTAGATTTGTACCAAACGCATTCTATAATAAACTTATTCATCTTTAGGTGGCATCAGTCCTTGTAATTCGGACTTCAGCTCTTCAATCTTATTTTTAATCTGCTCTGGCGTAGGTTGGTAATCTTCTCCCCAACCTTCGTTGATTTGGATTTGAGAGCTCGACCTTGAATTGCCGAGCTCTAATCCGATATCTATACACAAATCATAGATGAATTCAATCTTCTTTTGATTTGTTGCAAATTCATACACCACAGTAGATTCATAAGACTCGCCAGCCCCATTGATATTGTCATCATTAATGGTTTTAATAATACCATTATCGGCGATTTGTAGTGTAACTATTTGCATAATATTAAGCTCGTGCTTTGCGCATTTCTTGCGCTTGTTTTGTTAATTGACGAGATTGTTTTTTATCTAATTTGCGCTGAGCAGGGTCTGAATCTTTTACAGTAGTAAGTGACCATGCTTCTTCAAGAAGAGCGATTTCTTCTGTGTTGTAACCCATGTTTGACCAGGTTTCTTTCATTGCCTTTAACTTAGATTCCAATTGCTCTTCAATTTGATCCATTGTACGCTTTTGATATGCTTCATGCATCATCTTTCCATCTTCACTCATTTTAGCATACCACGAAAGAGCCTGTGGAGAAAAACGGCTGAACATGTTTTTAATCTTTAAGAAGTTAGCGCTACGAAATTGAGATCTGCGATTACGGCGCGACATTGTTGTATTCTTACTCATGTTGTTTTAAATTAATTGTTAACTTTTTATTTATCCTATTTAGTTTTTAACTGTAATATTCACGTAAATAATCCGTGATGTTGCTTTTAATATAATCTTGAAGCTTATCCATTTCAATTTGAGAAAGTGCAACTTCCATAATCTCATCATTAAGATCCTGTTCTTCCATACCTTCTGATAACATTGCATGAAGCGCTGGAGTTGGAATATTAAGATTGATTTTAATAGGAATAGTTACAAGATTCTTTTTACTCATCTTCATAATCATCTTACCCATAACAGAAGGTTCTTTAGCGACTGTCGGTTGTTGAATGATTACAGCATCTGAAGAGTTTGTTGCAACTGTATTTGTTTGATCTTGAATAGGACCAGTTTGCAGAATTTCACTGGTCAATTTAGATGAAATTTTGTCAGCCCCAGGAAGTGGTACTCTACCGTCTTTAATTTCTTCTAAAAATTCTGATTGAATATTTTTAAAGATTCTAGTGCCATCGGTAAAATATAGAAATTCAGCATCAGTAGATTGTAACTCGACAATCTTACCAAAGTTATCCCCTTTTTTCCATTGATACCTTTTTAATTTTTGATCAGCCATAACTTCCGACATAACATTTGATTTATTTTTATTGAATAATTCTAGAATCTTCATATCCCTTTTGAAACTGTTCAACAAACTCAAAACTTTCAGTTGGGCCAATAACTGCATCAGGTGATTCTATATAAATTTTGTAAAATAGATCTGGGCCTAATCGATCTAATGTCTCTTGTAGTTTTTCAACTTCTGGTAAATATCTCTTGTTAAATCCCATCATTCCAAACTGTTACACATTCTACTTCAATATTTGCCTTTTCCAATAATTCAACGCCGCTCATATCACGATAATCTTCGCAATAATACACTTTTGAAATACCTGCTTGAATAATTAATTTAGCACAATCAAAACATGGACATGTTGTCGTATATAACTCAGCACCATCACAATTCATAGTTGATTTAGCGACTTTCATAATTGCATTTGATTCCGCATGTAAAACCTCACGGCGAGTAACCGTCTTAGAGCAACATCCATTATCACAAACATAACCCTTATCAATTAACACATGCGCATGATCTGGATTTTCATAAGATCGAATCTGTTCCTCTTCGCATTTGTTTTCAAAACCATGTGGCATACCATTATACCCGAAAGAAATTAACTGCTTATCTTTAACGATAACGCAACCTACCTTTCGTCGTTCAGCATAACTCAATTTAGCAAATTGATACGCCGTTTGCATGTAGATAACCTCTATTGGAATTCTTGGCATATATTATATTATTATAATACTATTTATACACCTTAGTTTGAGATTGTTTACGAAAAGAAAAAGGGCCCGTATAGAGCCCTTTAAAAAATTATTGAAAAGTTAGATAAAAAAAATTAAGCTCTAACATCAGCTACTTTTGCTAATTCTTTTAATTTAGCTTGAGCTTGCTGAAATTTAGAAAATGCTTCGTCGTATGTCTTTTTACGATCTGCAACTTCATCGCAACCTTTTTTAATATCTTTACAAGTCTCTTTTACACCTTGTAATGCTTGTCCAGCTTTCATGAAATCTTTTCTTGATGATCTATATTCACCTTTAGCAAAAGAATATAGAGCTAACATATCTGGCGACATTTTATTCTCTAATTTATCGCATTTAGCAATCGCTTTTTCCGCCTTTGCATCTGCTTCCGCCTCCTCTGCTTCGTCTCTCTCTTTCAAAGATTTCATTGTATCTTTCTTATCTGGTAGAACGTGTTGCAACATTGCAGACCATTTAGAAGATTGATAACTCAATTCTCCAATAATTTGAATTGTTTTTGCAACAACTGGTCTAACTTTCTCTTGATCTTTGTCTCCTTTTTCAAGATTAGAAGCTTCAAGAACAAATTGCTCAAATAATTTTATACGTTTCACAAGCTATAATAATTATTGTTTTATTCAGCAGTATCTTCAGCTTCTGGTGCTGAATCCATTTCCTTCATTTCATTCATTTTCTTAGTATATGCTTCGATCATCTCATTACAAGCTGCTTCGAAAGCTTCAACTGCATATTCTTCTTTCATCTCTTTAAGAGTATTTGCAGCTAATGCAGCAATTAAAGCTGCATTCTCTTTCATGTAAGATTCGACAGTATGCTCGTCATGTGCATCCTCTTCGTATGCTTTAGCTTCGTTCTTACAAGAAGATTCATATACTTCTTTTAACATTTCAGCAACGGTCTTTACTTCAACTGGAGCCTCAGAAGCACCTTCGTGCTCTTCTTCCTCAACTTCTTCAGCTTCAGAAACTTCTTCCTCAGATTCTTCTTCTTTTTCTTCAGATTCATCTTCGTCATCAGAATCTTCATCTTTTTCTTTTTCCTCTTCGGCTTCTTCAGCTGCTTCCTCTTCTGGAGTTTCTTCTGATTCCACTTCTTCAGCTTCTTCTTCTTGAACCTCTTCAGCTTCGTCTTCTACTTCTTCAATTTCTTTTGAATCAACTTCGGCCGTATCAACTACATCCTGTTCGATTTCTTCAGTTCTGTCCATTTCTGCAACAAACTGCTCGAATGATTTTAATTTTGCCATTATACTAAATTTTATTTTTTTTTAGTTATAAACTATATATCTATATTATCTTATTAATTTTTAAAGACAATTGGGATGAACCTGGGATCAATCTATGATATAATCCAGCAGGTATTTTAATATCAATACCTGTGAGCAGTGGTATTGGTAGTTCATTATCATATTGAAATTTCCAATCTGAATCGGCTAAAACTTCAACAATCCTGTCTTCGTTATCAAAGTGCCACTTGAATAGGTGTTCTGGTGAATTTGGAATAAATGTTCTAATGATTGTATTCTCATCAATCTTTTCTTCTGTAAATGGTAGGGTTTGATCTTCAATCATTTCCCACATTTGTTCGGCTGTCATTTTTCCACAGCCACAATTTTTACATTTACAATTTTCTACCACGGGGAATCGGACTTTAAACCTAATTGTTTACCAAAGAGGGTTGGCCCATAACAAGCCCAGAATCCAGCTTTATTTGGATCCATCTTTTCCATCTTATCGCAACCATGTCTTGCCCAAAAACTAGCAGCTTTTCCTGGATCATCATTCTTAACAGTTAAGTTAGGATCTCCCCATTCAATTTTCTTAGCAATAATATTACCTTCTTTATCTTCTCTGCCGGAATTGCGGTAAACAATATATTTCTTGTCTCCACCACGTTCAGGTGAATCCAATTTAACTTTGACAGTATTACCACCCCTTGGAGTATATACAGCCGCCTTGCCAACCTCTAGGTTTTTAGCCATCCAGCCTGAAGGACCTTTCAAAATAATATTGCCCTTATCCCAGTATTGTTTTACCTCTTCAAATAATTTGACATAAGCATCGCTACCCAGCCTAAAGAACGTCGTTTGAAGATCTAAACCTTCTTCGATGTGTGCTTTAAGTTCAGGCGAAACACTCTTCCAGTCCTCAAATGTTTTAATAAATCTCATACATTATATATCAACTTAAAACTAATTCATTTAGAAATTGCTCACGATATTTGAGTAGAGACAATTCCTTAGCTTTTGCTTCTATTTCTATATCAAGATCTAGGCCATAAGTTTCAATATATTCATAAATGTAATCTGCATGAGCGCGCAAGATAACACTAGCATCTTCATGAATCTTTTTAGCAGATGAATAGTGGCACAATTGACGAATACCTTTAGGCCAGGTTAAAGCCGCTAGGCGCAATGCTTCTTCTTCGGGCATTGGATCTTCATAGCATCGGTGGTGGTGATAGTCAAATGTAATTGGTGTGCCAACTTGCAAATAGATGTCATAAAGATCTTGAACCGAATATTGTGCTGGTTTGTCGTCATTTTCAAGAATCAAACGAGCTTGTGCAGATCGGGATAACATTTTGAAATTTTGAACAAAGCGGGCTTTAGTAGATTCTTTGTCGCCATAAGAACCACCAAGATGGATATTCATCGAATAATATTGGTTTACCGGTAATCCCATAGCATCAAGGATTTCAGCATGTTGATTCAATTCTTTGACAGTAGCATCAACAACTTTTTTAGTCGGTGATGGAAGAACACAAAATTGACCAGGGTGGAATCCAACGCGTTGGCCATATTTTTGAACCAATGTACCTGATCCCTTGAGTAAGTTAGAGATTGTTGACCAGTTAGGCAAATCAGTAAGCTCATATTCACTCATCCAAGGAAACATAGAGCTACTCATACGGTAAACTTTGATACCATTTCTATGATTCCATTTAATAATCTCAATCATATCGCGTACATTAGCTTCTGCTAGTTCACCAGCATACTTAATTCCTTTTTGTTGGAATGTACGTTTAATCATAGATCGACCAATCTTAATACCTTGTTCGTCAAGAGTTAGATTGATACAACAATATCCTAAGTTTACTTTGCTCATATTATATTTTATATTGTTTTTTTAATTTGTTTATAGCTGTTTCAGCCTCATAGATTTCATTAAGTGTAAACACATCAACATCTTGAAACATAAATCCGCCAACTGTAGTAATAAATACATGATTACCTAGTCGATCAACTGAATCGACCTCATGAATTGTCATATCCTCTAAATATATGATTTTAGATTCGCCTTGAAGGCGCTCAATCCTCTGTTCGATCGTTATCATTAAAGAAATATTTAAGAAATTGATAAAATACCAATGGCCAAACTATGATTGCAACTATCCTCTCAGAATTGGTTAACCGAAGATCTTCATTTTCTTCACCCAATTGATTAACTAAGTAATCAAAAACAATATTAAATATTGTACCAATTAAGATGTACCAAAAAATCAATCCCATTGCTTCTCGTATGTGTACCAATGGTCTGCAGTTGCACAATCTATGAGAGCAGATTCCATAACAGTAATAATCTGTTTTGCTGTCATCATATCTAATTGAGAGTTAATCCACATTTCAGCCAGTAATTTATCTTCAAATTTAGAGGTGGCATATTTCATAAGACCACTAGCCATTCGAGTAATAATTGAATCAATGTCAGAAACTCGTCTTCCAACTATCCAGGGTTCAATTAAAATGCCAGAATCTTCAAGTTCTTGCAGAATAGTGGCTTGATCAGTCATCATGAAATGCGTCTTTAAAAATACTTTGAGCTTTGATATATTATCTTCGGTTAGAGATTGAACTGCTCCAACCAAAATACCATTACATTTTACTTCTGTTGCGTTAAATTCTAAATTCATATTTGTCATTTGTTTAATTACTAGGTAAATATAATAAAAAAGTCTGACATAAAAAAATGTCAGACCCACTTTTTTTAAAAATTATAGTCATAATATTTACGTGGAGCATCGGCGATTTTGCGCCAATCATACCGACCATTTGTCATACGCATTTCAATAACTTCACCAACCTCTTTGAATTCCCATTTCTGGTCAGAGTTATTAGTGCAGTGGGCTGAAAATCCACCAGGAACAAAGTCCATCTTTGTCTTATTCTCAGTGGCCTCAATAGGTTGTACATACAAAATCGTTTTGGATTTGATACCAACTATTTTTCCAATTGGATTAATGTCTGAGTAAAGATACTCGTTGATGTACTTGCCAATCATGTCTTCGTTCGCGGTGAAAGTTTTTCTTGTCATGTGTTTATCTTTTAATTATAGTATAAATATAAACAAAAAACCCGACATAAAAAAATGTCGGGCAAACTTTTTTCACTTTTTTTCAAATTATTTCCAAAATAACTGGATCGCAATGATTGCAGTGGCCAGTATCAGCGATATAAAGGTCTTGGCATTTACGCCTTCATTCATAAAATAATTAGTTAATAGAGCAAATGATAGAATACCAATTGCAAATCCAATAAATCTACCTGGCCAAATCAATCCGTCATAATAACTGGCAACAAACGCGGTTGCTTTAATAAACATATATGATACTAAAGTTCCTCCCATTAAAGCCACTATAAATGGATTTTTTTTAAACCATGGCCACATGAATTGACCATTGCTTTGAAACCATATTATAGATTGGCCAACCGTATAAAGCAATATGCCATATAATAATCCTCTCAAAACAATTGACCAGCTGAAGTTAATAGATGGGAAATAAACGATTCGCGGTGGTATTCTGTTTTTCCAGAATTCTTAATTGCTGTAATATGTTGTTTAGTCCCGTACCCTTTATTAGAACCCCAACCGTATTCTGGGTGATCTTTACTAATTTGCTTCATGTACTCATCACGAGTAGTTTTAGCCAAGATTGAAGCAGCCGCAATTGAAACATATTTATTATCTCCACCAACTACAGTTTCGTATGGAATTCCAGCAAATCCATGAAATTGATCCCCATCGACGAGGATAAAATCAAATCGATTAGCGCGATCATCTAAATATTCTAAACAATCATGCATCCCTTTTAATGTTGCCCTAAGGATATTCATCTCCTCAATTTTATCAACGGCAATGTGTGTAACGTGCCATGCGATCGCATTTTTGCAAACAATCTTTAATGCTTCTTGGCGTTCGCCTTCACTTAGCAGTTTGGAGTCTTTAATCAATGGGTGATTAAATCCACGTGGCATAATACAAGCCGCTACAGTTACTGGACCTGCAAGAGCCCCACGGCCCGCTTCATCTACTCCTATTTCTATAATTTCAGGATTATCGTTAAATGAATCTTTAAGAAGAATGTGTTTGGACATAAAAGCTTATTTTATAATTATATCCAAAATATTGATAATGTTTATTTCTCAGGATTATCCATTCTCCATTTGTCATAACGGTTTACAACATCTTGTAAGATCTTAGCTCTCACAATATCCTTTTGTGTAAACACATGTTCACCAACACCTTTAATGCCTTTCATTAATTCAGCAAATGATTCTAGTCCAATATTATTTTTAGCAATATCATATTGGCTAACGTCGCCAGTTACAATTACTTTAGATCCATTACCCATTCTAGTAACGAATAACATTAATTGTTTAAATGTAGCGTTCTGCGCCTCGTCAAGAATCATAAGAGATCCATCGAAAGTATCTCCTCTCATAAATGCAAGTGGACGGAATTGAATAACTTCAGACTCTACTAATTGCTCTGTAATCTGTGGGCCAATAATCTTACTTAAATTGGAAACGTATGATTGCATATACGGATCGATCTTTTCACTAATATCACCTGGCAAGAATCCTAGCTTTTCACCAGCTTCTTGAATAGGCTTACAAAGAATAATAGTGTCAATCTTTTTTTCTGCAAATAATTTTAATGCGACATAACATGCGGTAAATGTTTTAGATGTTCCGGCTGGGCCGTGGCAAAATGTTATGTCATTCTCTAGAATGGTTTGTACATAGTGTTGTTGAGATTGTCTTAATTGAGCTTTAACAGTCTCTGGTTTAATCGAAATCTTTTTTCGACCAACCTTTCGGTTTTCATTGTTTTGATTCATTCATTAAAATTTAATTAATCACCTGCCATTATGACAAGATCTTTCAATTTCATTAACTTGTCGCACTTCTCATACTCCTCAAGACCTTCAAAATATCCAATTAAGATATCAATGAATTTTGAGCGTTGACCAATACCGTGAGGGATTTCAATAATATCGCTTCCTTCTCTAAATACAACAAATCGATTAACTGTTTTAGTAAAGTTTCGAGTGATTGTATAGTACGAAGCTCGCATTAGTGAATCTCTGTCTTGACCTAATATTTCATCCATGATTGCGACCTTCTATGTTTTGTTTTAACAGTGTATATATTTAAACCGGGTTAAACCTGTTAGTTAATTTGGTAAAAAAATATAATGATATTATACTCTGTTAACTTTATTCGGCAGACTGATTATCACCGAATTTTTGCTGAATATACTTAGCTTTTTGATTCTTAATCCTTTTGGTTACGGATGGCTTTGTATACTCCTTTTGGTCGCGAAGTGTTTTAGTTTGTTTAGTTTTATTTACTTTATATTTTAAGACCTTTAAGGCCTTTTCGATATTTCCATTATCAACATTAATAATCAACATATTTTATCAATGATTTTTTTAATATTAAAGCACTTTTCATATTCTTCAGTGCCTTCAAAATATTGTAGAACGTTAGTAAGAGCATCTAACTTTTCATTAGCTGGTGTGTTGCTGCTTAAAGCATCTTGTTCATTATTAACAATCGCTTTATAGATCATATTCATCATAGTATCTTTCGATCCTTGGATGATGTGTTCAATACCGTTGTCTTCAAATTCGCTAAGCATATAATTCTTTAATTTTTTCTACTAATTTTAGTTGCTCTTCGTTTAGATTTGGTGGTAGAGTTCTGAGTTTAATCAATAAACTGCCATATTCATTTGTATTATATATTGGCATTCCTTTGCCAGAAATTCTAAGTACCTTTCCTTCGTATGAATTTTTAGGTATATTGACTGTAATATCATACAAACTATTCTTTATATTTATCTTTGTTCCAAGTAATAAATCAACAAAAGATAAGGTACATTCAGTCCAGATATCGTGTCCCTGTATAATAATATCGGGATCGATAATATATTGTATGGTTATGATTGCATTTCCTCGAGGGGCGGATCGATTGATTGGATGATAATCTCCTTTACCGTTTACTTTAAGTTTAGCGCCATTTAAAACTCCAGCTGGAATTTTAATATTAAAGCTATCACCGCCTAAATCAATATATTTAGAACAACCATTATAAACTTCTGACATCGTTAATGGAACTGAAATCCTAACATCTAATCCTCGGGCCTCTTGACCAAACGATTGATTAAACATTCCAGACCAATCTCCACCAAACTTAACAAAGAAATCTCTAAAGCTGGAATCTCCACTTTGCTTAAAATCGTATTCTTGTCTCTTATTGGTATCGCCTAAAATATCATACGCCTCAGAGATTTGTTTGAATCTATCTTCAGACCCACCTTTATCAGGGTGATGAATCTTCACCAAATCCCGATAAGCTTTTTTTATCTCATCGTGAGAAGCATTAGAATTTACCCCTAAGACTTCGTAATAATTCATTATGCTTTTTTATTACGCGATTCCTTAAGCGCTCTGCGTTTTTCAGCAACTTCACGCTTCTCCGAATTCTCCATCTTAGCTGCAATCTTTTCTAATGCAATTGCAATGCGTTCTAATAATTGATCGTTCATAATATGTTATTCTAATATTATATTATATATCACATTTTGTCAATGTTTAAACATAAAAAAAACCGGGCTAACCCGGTTGGTTTTAGATGGTATCAAGTACCCTCTTTAAATCTGTGCATTTTTCATATTCCTCAAGTTCTTCAAAATACTGCATAGTCTCGCTGATAATTTGCTTGAGCATTCTAGAATTATTGTGATATTCTGTATTGATACCATAATTTTTGATAGCAGTATAATTTGCTCGAGCCAATCGATCCTTCAAGATCTCCATGTGTTCTTGAGAATTGTCAAACTCTGGTGTGAAATCCTCTTCAAAATCTTCGTTAAAGTCAAACATAGTATCTGTATTTTGTTTTATAAGGTAAATATAACAAAAATCCGCGATATAAAAAAATGTTTTAGCTAATTTTTACAGATTTTTTTCTAGAAATGTTCTCATCTAACATCGGTAAATTAATCGCGAGCTCTCCATTTTCGCATTTTGCAGTTACCTTGTCATAATCGATTTCAAGAGTCTCTAGATTAAATCTTTTGTTTACAACCTTCTTTGAATCTTCTGTTCCCTTAGATCCTTGAACATGTAGTACATCTTCTTCAATATCGATTCCAATATCATCTTTAGAGAATCCCGGTACATTAACAGTTAATACGTAACCGTTTTCATTCTTGTCAATATTCCAAGAATTTGAAGTTCCATAAGATGGAATGTTGTTGTTGAAAATAAAATCGCTAAACATAAGTTGATTTAAAATACTCATAATTTAATTTCTATTTAGTTAAACATTTTTTTGAGTTATTGTCATAACATATATTATAATGCAATAATCATGCCATTGTTAAAATATGTCAAATAGTCACTTTTTAATTAATTTACTGTAGTTAAATATGTCACAATGACACTCTTATTGCTTTAGCCTTGATTTGATTAATTTGATCTAGCACTGTCCCATTATCAATTGCCTCTTGATAGTGCATACCAACCGAGTTTTCATGGTTCTTCGCGCTCATTTTAACCATATATTGATTATATCGGTCAGTTACATACTTCTCTCCAAGAAATTTATAATGAAGCATCTTTAATGGTTCGCGGTTAAAATCATCTAAGATCTCAAATAGTTTTTGCCAACGACCCCATTGGTGACCTAGATATTCCCCCATTGGTCGAATATCTTTAGGAACTGGGTGGTAGAATTCTCCTAAATCGTAACTTAATTCTAATTCATGTGCACCTTCAACCCATTCTAAATCATCTATTAGATTTAAATTAACAATCATTGGTTTTACATACCATGGATTAGGTTCTCCCCATTGTACATAATCATATAATTGTCCAGGTAAATCGTATGGAAAATCATCGGATGCCATTTGAAAACCTGCTGGATAGAATACGCTACAATTTTGATTTTGAGATAGAAATGATTTCAAGTCTGTATGATACACAAACTCATCACAGTCCGTTAAAATGATAAAGTCGGCCTGTCCTTTAGCATGTTGAATACTCTTTCTCTTTAATTCAATATGCGTATAATCATTGAACTCGCCGTTAGTTTCAAATGGGATTATTTCAACCTGATTTCCATATTCCCGTGCAATGTCACAGGTTGAATCTGTGGACATATTATCGTATATGATAATTTTATCACAAAATTGAGAATAGTGCTTTAGGTAATAAGGAAGCATTAACTCCTCATTCCATACTAGGACGTATGCCCATACTTTCATAAAATATCTAGATTTGCGATTCTAAGCATTACATTCATAGTAGCCTTAACATCTCCTTCGCAATACGTTTTAATATTTTCAAGTTCACCAGCCCAATAACGATCTGAAACTTGATCATTTGAAATATCTTGTTTAGGTGAAGGAATATCTAATGCTGCGCAAATTAAATCTAATGAAGTACTATTTACTCCACCAAATTTCCAAATTTCATAAGTATCTAATAAGCAGTTTTCCCAAGGCTTTTGCTTCTGGAAATGAAATTGATAAGGTACTTTTAATCCATTAATTAAAGATCTCTTAACAATCCACGGCATATCAAATCGCTTAATGTTATGACCAACTAGTTGAATCTTAGGATTCTTATTAAAAACAGCCTGCATAACTCCGTTAAATTCTTCAAGTAATACCCTTTCATCATCTCCATAAAAAGATCTTATATTAGCCGTTTGAGGAACACCTTGTTCATCAAATTTAATTTGGCCAATAGAAATACAAATAATCTTTCCAAATTCTGGAAACCACGCCGCTCCTTTTTCGTAAATATCTTCATCGGAAAGGTCCTGCATGCCATCTTCATTTTTACGTTGAAAATCAGCCTTAATTTGCCAAAGTTTGCTTAATCTATCTGAAACCCCAGAAAGATCTTGATATTGGCCAGCTGTCTCGATATCAATGAATAAAAAATCTTTAAAGTCTGTTTGATTGTACATATTATTTTAATTCTTCATAAGTTAGTGCAATATTTCTAAGAGGAATTGGGTATCTCATCTCCTTGTCGCCTTCAATAATATGCATACGATACCACTTTTCGCCGTAATGAATTTCTAACCTTTCAATACGATCCCCTAATGTTCCTTTAATGATGCCTCCTGCGAATGTAAAATAATACTGTTCTCCTTTCTTTGGAGACTTAACAGTAATTTTGCGATCCTCTTTCTTTTTCTTGGCCATCTTAAATATGTTTCAAGTATTATATATGGCCAATGAATAAAGTTTATAATCTAGAATCTAAGAATGATGTGTGGTCTTTTACTTCTCTGATTAGAGAATAGATTTCATAGGTAATATGGATTTCTAAAAAGCCACCAGATATTAAATCTGGTAGCTCTTTATAATCAATCCAATAGTGAGGTGGAGTCTTAATTCTACCATTGATATAATCATACATCGCGTCTATGTCCATGTGGTGTACATAGATTGTAACGAACATTGATTTCATATCAGGGTATTTGTCCATATACTATTTATTATTTGTAATGCTCTCCGCCTACCCATAATACAAAGGAACGTCTAAGTCCTTTTGTAACTGGTTTTACACGGTGAGGCATATAGCTTGGGAAAATGATCACATTACCTGCTCCACGCGGTGTGTATTGTGCTGTATCGATATCTCCACCTTGCCAGATTTCAAGATCTCCTCCATCATATTCGTTTGACTCCGATAATTGAACCGTAATAGAAACCTTTCTAAGAGAAGCTCCGCCGTGTCCAATATCTTGGTGCCAATCGTAATGACCTAACTCGGCTGCATCATATTCGGTGTATTGAATCTGTTCAGGCGCAGTATGCAAATCAAAATGCCAAAGAGAGTTATTAGCCTCAACAGCCATATTGATTAATTTTTCATATACCCATCCCCAATGTTCATCACGCGGGAGCCACTTAATATTTGAACGTCTTACTTCACCACCATCGGTGCTACCTAACGTTGTTGCTCTTTCAAAAGGAATATTCTGCAAGTCTGCATAAATCTTATGCAATTCTGATCTAGAAAATCCTTCTTTAAACCAATACCACTGTTGTGGATCATTGTGTTTGTACGGAAAAACGTAATCTGTTTTCATAATTTTAATTGTTTGTTAATTTGTCTCTAATATCATTTACGGCTTTATTCCAAAACGTAAATTCTTGTTGTAAAATATATTCGATCTCTCGTGAAGTTGCGCTGTATTGTCCAATGGCTTTTAAGTTATCGAAACATAAACTTTGTTTTTGGAGAAGATTTTCAGTTACATAGTGTATAAAATCGTCTCCAAAATAAACTCTAAAATATTCAGGAATAGGCGACCAATCTTTTTTGTTAATAATTATAAGTTGGCCGTATCCATTTCCTTTAAAAGGCTGTGGAATTACATTTAATTCCTCATTATCTCCATTTATCTCTTCATAAAACGGTTGAGAAGTTTTATAACCTAAATTACCAAAGGATGATACAACTTCAGGCTTATCTATTACGTCTCTTTTAAATGTTTTACATAAAAGATCTACATTGACGTGTATATCATCATTTAATAAGCAAATCCACTCGTTGCTTGCTAATTCGACCCCGCGGTTCCATGCTGGATTAACCCAATAATCTTTATCATTAACTACTTTAATTCTAGAGTCTGGTGATTCATATCCTGATTTTGCATTATCAAATATAAACAATTCAATACCTGAAATAGTAGAAGCCTGAATGGCATCTATTGTTTTGTAGATGCATTCAGACTTCCATAAAGTAGGTATGATAAATGTTACCATGTTTCTTGTAGAGCTGGTTTGTTTACAGCGTCTGGATTGAGGGTTTCTCCTTCAACGTATGTAATATTTGCAACTTGTTCTTCTTCACCAAATTTGGATTGAACATGTAATGGTGCATTTGGATTTTCATAGTATGCCCAGTCGTATAATCCAAGTTCTTCAAATCTATCTTTAATTTGTTCATTATAGTAGTACATAATAGTACGAACTCTACGTTGAATATCTGCTCGGGCCAAATTGTGTGTATTTTGTCCACCTGCATTATTGTAGATATATTGAATGTAACATAGATTTGGAATACGACACATCTTAGTATGTAAGAATGTACGTACAACTAATTCATAATCATCAGCAATTGCTAATCCTCGGTTATGACCACCAATTTCAAAGTATGTAGATTTTCTCCAAGCTCTTACGTGGTTAGGTACACCAACAATATGTCGAATTGTTTTAGGATTAATGTCATGTTGATTACATACCCAAACATCTTTACCTTCATATTCTTCTAATCTATAATTACCATAAGAGAATGCAAAGCCTGGATCATATCTTAATGATTCTCCTTCTTCTGTCCATTCAGTACAATCAGTGTAGAAGAATCCGCACTCTGGGTGCTTTTTCGCCGCTAAATGAATATCCATTGCTGCGTTTGGTGTTAAAATATCATCATGATCGAATTCTGCCAAAATGTATCCTCTTGCAAGAGCGTTACCACGATATTTAACTTCACCGATAATTCCACCTGATTTTTCTCTAAAGTCATATACCTTAACTCTAGGATCCATTGCTGCAATCTTCTCAGCGATCTTCAATGTTTTACCACCATCGGATGAATCATTCACTAGAACCCATTCCCAGTTTTCATAAGTCTGACGAGCGAGAGATTGGTATGTTTGATATAATTTAGTACCAGTGTTATAGATTGGTGTAACAAACGAAATAGTTTCTTCATCATTTAAATATTGAGGACTGAGCATGGTTGTCATTGCTCCCATATACGCTCTTGAACCGATTTCATCGATTGGTATATTTACATCTTCAACATGATTCCATTTTCTACGTAAAGAAATTGGAAGAGATGCAAGATTTGGATAATCTTGCCAAGTGCCTCCTACTGTAACAATAGAATCTGGATTAAATTCTATAATTTGTTGAACAATGCCATTATCATTCTCAAAATACTTTACGTCAAGATCGTTTGCCTCGTAATTTACAAATTGACGGCTAATTAATTCAGGCTGGCCTGGACCAATGTAAATTACCTTTGGAATTCTAGCCTTTGATGGCTTTTCCAAATGGTTATAATAAGATAAGATTTCATTATGCCAGCTAAACCAATCAAAGTGATCTTTGAGAACTGCTGAAATAAAATATCCATCTGCTGCATAATTACTTCCAAACGTATAATCTTCCATCAATGATCTTTTGAAAATAATCTGTGCAATATCTGTTTTTTGGAAACCAGTATTTTCAAAAGTCGCATGCCTAACTTCTAATCCTGTAAAATCTTTTCCACCAATATATTGGGAAAATACATGGATCTTTGCATTTTCTTTTACAAACTCAGAAACTCTATTGTAAAAGTTTTCATGTAAGATATTATCATCATCAAGGAAATAAATCCATGCATCTTGATCTTCAATTCCTTTAATTAATTCAGTGCATTGTGGATATAAAAGACCGCCATCCCCTGCATTGATGAAATGAATTTTAGTTTGTGGACCTGAAATACTTGATAATAATTCAGCATCAATATCCTTTAAAGGTGCTGTATCAAATATAACGTGCCAAGTTATGTTTAATCCGTGTGTATCTGTGAAAACAGAATTTTGTACTGTCGTTAAATTTTTAGGACGCGTACATCTTGTTAAGATATGTAAATTATAAGCCATTTATAAATTTATTTTATTCAACATCAAAGAAGAACATGTGAAAGAATCTAGCATTATGGATTGCATCACCAAAATACTGAGTTGCTGCGTGAATATTAGAAGAATTGAAAATAACTAATCGGTTATATACGTTACCTAAAGTATCTACCATTTCATATTGTGATGAATCGTAGAAATTCATTGAATCACTAATTCCTTTAAATACTTCTTCATATAGATTAGAATTTCTACTATCACCTGGGAAATTGCGAACACCATTAATCTTACTCTTGTACATCGCTGTACCAGAAGAAACTGGAGCATTTGGCGTAAGATATACCATTGCTGCTAGCATTTGTGTATCGATATGGTACACAATAGGTTGATCCGCAGTACAGAATTGGAAAACACCATTAGCATAAGAAGTGTGGTTCCAATTAATAATCTTACGGCCGATAATTTCTTCAAGCTTTTCTTTAGTTCCTTCAAGAATAAATCTGCCATGTGTTCTTTGGCCCTTATGGTAATTTGAAGGTTGGAATTCTAAATTATTAATTGCAAATTCTCGAACAGCATCTGGGTCCGCGTAGAAATCATCAACAACAATAAGATCTTTATGAGTTGTTGGCATAAATCCTGATTTTTCAATAATAGCAGCATGTAAACTACCAATGAAATGCTCAGTACCATCTTCTAATACAACCACAAACCCTGTAGAAATTGCTGATCTGCTTAATCCAAATTCAAATCCTAATGAATCTACATTATTTGCAAATTGTGGATAAAAATCCAATACATCAGGGCGAGAATAGAATTTAGCCCCTAATTTAATGTGTTTGTAACCGTTCTCATTAGCTGTCCAAAACTCGGTAATCTTACCAAGATTTGAAGCAACCCAACCTGTTAAGGTATAGAGAGTATCACTTTTAACTGCTCTATCTAAGTTTAGTAATACATTTGAACTTGCTGTTTCGTGCATAATTGTCAAATTTTTATATTTATATTCTGTTTATTAAGATTGTTTATTTTTCTTTCTGATTACACCTATATTGTGGTATAGTTCAATATCGTTATATTCTCTAGGATTAATTGTTGGATTTTCAATTAAACCTTCAATTCTACTTAAGAATACGTCAAATGTAAGATCTTGAGGATTGTTTTTAAATTCTTCTTTAAGCATAATCACATGATCTGTGTGGCGTTTAATATGCTCAACATGATCTGTAATATCTTTATCCTTCTTACACATCGTACAGAAAGAATGGTTTGGTACTAAATATCCATATTTACATCTGTTAAGTCCTCTAGCTGGATAAACTCCACAACCAAATTTACCTTCTGCATAATGTTGCCAATCATCTTCATAAGCCCAATCCTCAAAGTGAACAAATGTACCATAATAAATCCAAGCAGCTTTCATATCATCTGGTGTCTGTAATTCTGCTTGTCCCCAATCTTGATTACCTTTATGTTCGGTTGGATTTCCATGTTCATCATAAAACTCTTTTAATGGAAAAACGCCTAAATCATAATATGCACTCATTCTACGAAGACATGGCGTATTTGTGTACATTCTTTTATGCATAATTGCATATTCATTACCAGTCCAATCTACAACCTGCTCAACGTTTTCAGGTCTGACCCAATATCCAAATGTATATTGTCGATCATCCATATCATCTAGATATTTTCTTAATTGAATATGAGTTACATCTTTATTAACTTCAAGAAACTCAATACTTTCTTGAATCCAATTATGACTTAATCCTGAAACCCAACTTGGAATGTATAACCAATCTCCTTCTAAGAAGATACTATATTCGTATTCCTTAGACATTTCGCTTAATCTATTAATCCCTCCGCCTGGACCTAAATTTACATCGCTAATCCGGATATTAAATTTAACACGGTCAGAATAAGTTTCTTGTGCCCATTCTAAAGTTTCATTAATAGTGTCATCGGTTATATTTACCCAAATAAACCATTCAAACTTGCTGCCACTATAATCATCCATAAAAGATTTTATAGTATACTTTAAAGCTCTACCTCTACCTTGAGTTGAATGTGTTAAAGTACAAATACAAAAGTTGTTAATCATAATAAGTTATTATATTACTCTGTTATTATGTTGTATATATCTCATAAAAAAAGAGGACCGTAGTCCTCTTTTTTATCTAAAATATTTGTTAATATTAAGCTGAACCTCTTCCTGGTCTTGGGGACGGTGTTGGAGATGGTGATGGAGATGGTGGTGGTGCTTGTGGAGTAACACCTGTAATTCTACCTTTATAAATATTAACAATATATCCATTCATTACGTGATCTATTGTTAATGTACCTCCAACGTGGTTTGTTGAATCCCATCCAAATCCAGGGAATCCTTTTGCACCTGTTCCACCTGGGGCTCCAGTTGTACCTGTATAGCCTGTTGGGCCATTTGGCCCTGGTGGGCCGTTAGGCGAGGATCCAGCAGATCCTGCTGGTCCTGTTGGGCCTTTATAACCTTGTAGACCGCCTGGACCAGGGGTTGTTGAGTTTGGACCAATTAATCCTGTTGGTCCTGTTGGGCCAACATAACCTTGGTAACCTCTAGGTCCTTGTGAACCTTGTGGACCTCTTGGGAAAGTTCCTTGATTACCTCTGTCTCCTTGAACACCTTGATATCCTGTTACAAGAGGACCAGTATAACCTTGTGGACCTTGTGGACCTCTTGGACCTTGTGGACCTTGTGGACCTCTAGAACCTTGTGGTCCTCTTGGGCCTGTTGGGCCAGTGTATCCTTGTGGACCAGTAACTAATGGACCAACAGGACCAGTTGGGCCTTTATAGCCAATTGGACCAGTATCTCCTTGTGGTCCTCTTGGTCCTGGTATACCTGTCGTGCCAATATATCCAACATATCCAGTTGGACCTGTAACTAAAGGACCAATAATACCAGTTGGGCCTGTTGGACCGCCTGGGCCTGTAGTTCCTTGAGTACCTCTTGGACCTTGTGGACCGCCTGGACCTTTAACTCCAATATAACCTGTAGGGCCTGTAACTAAAGGACCCACAATACCAGTTGAACCTGTAACTCCTTTAGTTCCTTGTGTACCTTGTGTACCTCTTGGTCCTTGAACACCAGTAGGGCCTGTTGGGCCAGTATATCCAGTTGGACCAGTAACTAATGGACCGACTGCTCCCGTTGGGCCAGCTGCTCCTTTATCTCCTTGTGGACCTCTTGGGCCTTCAGGACCAGTACCACCAGCTCCACCTTGTGTGCCAGTATATCCTGTTGGACCAGTAACTAATGGACCTGTTGGTCCAGTTCTACCTGTATAGCCTGTATATCCAGTAGGTGCAATTCCTTTAGGACCAGGTGCTCCAACAGGACCATTATATCCTGTAAATCCAGTTGGACCAGTTGGACCAGTTACTCCTTGATCTCCAGTAACTCCAACAAGGCCTTGTGAACCTCTAGCTCCTTGAGGACCTTGTTGTCCTAAGTATCCAGTATATCCTGTTTCACCTTGATATCCTATTGCTCCTGGAGCTCCAGTAAAACCAATAGTACCTTGTACTCCTTGAGGACCTCTATCTCCAATAATTCCTTGAGAACCTTGAGAACCTTTAGCTCCTTGAGAACCTATAGCACCTTGATTACCTTGGAATCCAGTAGCACCTTGAGAACCTCTAGAGCCTTGGAAACCTTGAGGACCCTGTGCACCATTTGGACCAGTTGGGCCAGTTGGGCCAGTGTAGCCTTTGTCTCCTTGAGGACCTCTAGCTCCTTGAGTGCCTCTAGAACCTTGAGCACCTATGAATTGAGGAAAATTAGAAGGATTAAGATTACCAGCATGTAATGCTACGTTTCCTCCAATTGTTGTTCCTATTTTTAATACAGCCATTTTTTTATATTATAATTTATTTCAATTTCAATTTATTAGAACATTATTAACCCACCTTCTACTGGTCTGGAAACTGATCCACCTTCAAAGAAGAGCTGACCATCTACACCAGCATAAACGCTAACATTATCTACGCCTTGATATCCTTGTGGGCCATTTGGTCCAGTTGGACCTGGACCGCCTTGTGGACCTCTTGGGCCTTGTGGGCCTTGTGGACCTGGTGTTGAATCTCCTGGTCCACCTGTTGGGCCAATGTATCCTTGTTGACCTTGTCTACCTGTAAAACCATTATATCCAATATTACCTTGAGGACCTTGTGGACCTACAGCACCTTGTGGACCTCTTGGACCTTGTGGGCCAATTAGGCCAGTTGGACCAGATGGACCAGGTGTTCCATTAGAACCTTGAGGTCCTTTAGAACCTTGAGGACCTTGTGGACCTGCAGCACCTTGTATACCTCTTGCTCCAGGAGGGCCAATTGGACCAATATAACCAGTATAACCAGTTACTCCAGTAGGACCATTTGGACCAATATCTCCTTGTGGACCTCTTGGGCCTAAAGGACCTGCAGTACCTTGAACTCCAGTATATCCTTGTGGGCCTTGTGGACCATTTGGACCTTTATATCCTTGAACGCCAATATAACCAGGTGTACCTTGATCTCCTTGGAAACCTCTTGGGCCTTCAGGACCTGCAGTACCTTGATAACCTTGTACTCCAATGTAACCTGTTGGGCCAACTAAACCATTGTATCCTGTAACTCCAATTGTTCCAGTATATCCTGTTGCTCCTTGTGGACCTCTTGGGCCTAAAGGACCTGCAGTACCTTGAACTCCAGTATATCCTTGTGGGCCTTGTGGGCCAGTTGGACCTGTTGGGCCTGTTCTACCAATATATCCTTGAACACCAGTATCTCCTTGGAAACCTCTTGGACCAATTGGGCCAGCACCACCTTGATAACCAACATAACCTGTTGCCCCAGTAAATCCTTTAGCACCTTGAGGGCCAATATATCCAGTATAACCAGTATCTCCAACATCTCCTTGGAAACCTCTTTCACCAATTGGACCAGCAACTCCTTGATAACCATCAACACCTTGAGCACCTTGTGGACCTAATGGACCATTAGAACCTTGAGGACCAATATTTCCAATAAATCCAGTAGCACCTTGAGATCCTTGGTAACCAGTTGGACCTGTTGGAGCAATACCTTTAGCACCCTGTGGACCTACTGGCCCTGTTGGGCCTGTTGGAAAAGATCCCTGTGCTCCTTGTGGACCGCGGTCTCCTTGGAAACCTCTAGGTGAATCACCTTGAGGACCTTGTGGACCATTAGGACCTGTTGAGCTTGTAGGACCTTTTGGACCTGTTGATCCAGTATCGCCTTGTGCTCCAGTAACTGCTGAATTTGCTCCAACTGCTCCTTTAGCACCTTGATTACCAACATAGCCTGTAGCTCCAGTATTACCAGTACCACCAGTATAACCAATTGGACCTGTATATCCTGTTGCTCCCTGATCACCAATAACTCCTTGATCACCAGTTAAACCAACTGGACCGGTATTACCGATCCATGCTGTGTATGCATTTTTATCAAAATTACCGGTGTGAAAAACCGTTTGTCCAGCAATTGTTGTATTTAATGATAATTTTGCCATTTTTTATATTATATTCTTTTTCAAATTAGTTTATCTTATTAATAGATACTTGATATAAAACCAGAAGTTACTGTAAAGTTTTGGTAGTTATCATCTTGTAATGTTCCATTATAACCGCCTGGAAGAACCAAGGTTAATGGTGGTGTAGAACCTGTAGCTCCTCTAGGACCTGGAGATCCAGTAGCACCTTTAGTTCCTGTTGCTCCTTGTGGACCATTAGGACCTGTAGGACCTGCAGTCGATGTAGGACCTTTACCGCCCGTATCTCCTTGTGGACCTTGTGGACCATCTCCACCCTGAGGACCTTGAGCTCCTCTTGGACCTTGTGGACCTCCTGGGCCAACTGGACCAATATATCCTGTTACACCAATATATCCGGTATGTCCTTGTGGACCTGTTCCACCTATATATCCAACTGGACCTATTGGTCCAGTTGGGCCTGTTGGGCCAACAGTTGTTTGAGTTATACCAATTGGTCCAGTATATCCTGTTAAACCAATGGTACCTTGGTATCCTTGAACACCTCTTTCTCCTTGCGGACCAATCGGTCCTTGAATACCTTTAGCTCCTTGTGGACCTGCGTTTGTTTGTGCAGATCCTTGATCCCCTTGTGGACCTCTTGGACCAATTGGACCAACATATCCTTGTGGACCTCTTGGGCCTTGTGGGCCTTGTGGACCGGTTGAACCTTTACCACCTTGTGGACCTGTATTTGTCTGCGCAGTACCTTGAGGACCTCTTGGACCTTGACCTCCTTGGAAACCAATATAACCTTGATCACCTCTTGGACCTTGGTCTCCTTGTGGACCTCTTGGTCCTGTACCTCCTTGTGGGCCAGCATTTGTTTGTGCTGGACCTTGTACACCTTGATCACCTTGATAACCAATATATCCAATATAACCATCAGGACCCATATCGCCTTGTGGACCTCTAGGTCCTTGTGAACCTTTAGCCCCTTGTGGACCTGTTGTTGTTTGTGCAGTACCTTGTACACCTTGATCTCCTTGAAATCCAACATAACCTTGTGGGCCTGTATTACCTTGAGAACCTTGTGGACCTCTTGCACCTTGATTACCTTTAGCCCCTTGTGGACCTCTCGTTGTTTGTGCAGCACCTTGTGGGCCTCTTGGACC